GACCATCGTAGGACAGCTTGCCCATTAGGTTGGCACCGCTGTTCTCTGAGTAAACGCCTGTGTACTCGCCTACGCGCAGTGTGGAGTTATTCTTCCAATCCGTACCGTCCCAAACCACCAACTGGTTATCAGCATCACCATTAGGCAGCGCACCTCCTGCTGGGCCTTGTTCACCCTGAGCACCGTCTTGTCCATCTTGGCCCGGCGCTCCGTCTTGGCCGTCTTGCCCCGGTGCTCCATCCTGTCCATCTTCACCCGCTGGCCCCGGTGGGCCTTCGGTCATATAATCTAGCTGGCTGTATACCTTCGCACCGTCACCAATCTTAAACTGGTTGGTATCTGTCTCTACCCCAAATTCGCCACGCGCCAATACAGGGTCAACACTCAGCCAGTTGGCCTTGGTGTCGCGCCTCATCTGAATTCTGTCAGCCACTTGCTGAACCTCCGTTTATATTTTGTGTTTGCAAGTAAACAGAGCTGGCAGATCCGCCGTCCACGTTGTTGCTACCATTACCGCCGCCGCCACCTGCTTTGTTGACAAACACGCCATCTTCGTAGGTCAGCACCTCATCATTGAGGGGTAGACTGATATTGACATCGGTGTGGCTATTAAGATCGTGGAACTGAGGGTGATGCTGGTCAGGCTTAACGTCAATTAGATTGTCGTGCCAGTGTTGGTGGCCGGGGGTTGGGGGTGGGTTGCCGGGCGTTACGCTTCCCTCGTCACCAATCAGGTTGCCGACAGTCTTTAGCTGTTCCCATACCCAGTGGTACATCTTCCTGTGGGTGTTTGGGCCAGCAGGTTTGGGTCGCCAATCTGACATCTAGCCCCCAAAGAAAGTAATCAGCCAATCATTTAGCTGGCCTGTGCCACCATTGGCATTGTAAACGTCCCGCCATGTGGCGTAGTCATTGTCTTTGAAGTAAGCATAACGGCGGTCAGGCAGCGCACCTGCGTATCCTTGGGTGCCAAGCCAATCAAACATAAGATCAGTGAGCGCAGCCATTAGCATGCTTTCCTTATTACGTTTTAACTGACGAGCCTTAGCTCGCCGCTTCTTCCTGCTCAAGAGCAGCTTCTTGATTTGCCTTGCGAGTAGCCGCAGCCTTCTGGCCCCGGGTCAGCTCAGTGGACATCTCAGCACGAACCTCAGCCTCGATCTTGGCGCGTAGAGCATCAGCATCAACAACCGGGGATTGGCCGTTGATAGCAGCAGCGGCAGCCGCAGCAATCTGGGCAATCTTGTTTGCCTCAGCATCAGCCTTACCCAACTGCTCTTGCTGGTTCTTCTCCATTGCGCGTAACGCTAACGCCTTCTCCGTTGCATCCCACTTGCCCTCAACTACCTCAGTTACTATCTGAGTAGAAACCCTGAGCCTCTTTGATATCTGATCAGCACTCTCGCCCCGGGCAAACTGCTTCTTCATAGCAACACGCTCAGTGGCGCGACAGGAATTGCGGATAATAGACATAGCGTCTCCTAAATTAAAAAGAAACCGCCCCCAGACGGAGGCAGTCCCAAGTCATCCTCAGATAGTTTCTGAGAGGTGTGCGATGACAATCTTCTCATCTTGTACACGAACCGCACCAAACGTGGAGCGGCAGTACACACGCCATGCGAAAGACATTGTGGGGTCTTCAGCTACGCGAGAGGTCATGCCTTCATTAAGGTTGAAGCCGATAGCATCAGCAGTCATTACAGGACAGTTAACCTGTCCACCAGCAGGCGCGTTCAGCCGGGTTGAAGGGATCCAAGTGTATCCCATCCAGTTGGTTGGCATTCCAGTCTCAAGAGGACGCAGTGAGTTGTAATCAGCACTGGTCATCTCAGTCAGTTGCAGGAGCTTACGCACCTGAGCCGGGGAGACGAACCAGACCTTTGCCTCATCAGGGTCTACGTCATTGTTCAGGAACTGCTCCGTTACCTGAGTCACCAGATCAAAGGAGATAGCAGCAGAGCCATCACCAACAATCTGACCAGCAGGCAGGGCGACAGTGCCACCGTTACCATCGTCAGCATCGCGCTCACAAGCATCGAACAGCTCATCATCATAGGCACGGCCAATGGCGTATACCTGTGACTGGGCAAGCCCGGACTTGGGATCGATCAACACTTCCAGAATGTCTTCTGGCTCTACGAGCTCACCGATATCCATCGTGATGGGAACAGAACGCCGCTCGGCAAATACTGCGCCAGTCTCAGGGGTTGCCTGATCCCGGGTCTTCAGTGTTGCATCTGCAGAGTTCAATACAGGCCAGTTGTGGCCGGCTGACTTCTCGCCACGCTGCATAACCCAAGGCATTACCCGGGACTGACGCTGCTGTGCGAGTTGGATTAACGTACTCTCATACGTTTCGATTGCTACTAATGGGACTGTTACGTTACTAGCCATGTGAATATCCTCACAAAAAGTTAATTGGTTACTTTTCGCTCAGGTAATCCACAGGTGTGGGCCGTATGCTGAGTGTTTAACGTCAATCTCTATGACGTTTCAGGGGGCTATCAAGGGAACCTCACGGTCAATCCACCCCCTAGTTGGTCAAAATATAACCTATCAATGCTCGCGGGACAAGCCTATATGCTCCATTCGCTTTCGGTTTATCTCATCATACCGGGGATCCATGCTGTTCATTTCCTGCAGGGTGTTGAATAGCTCAATGGCCCGGTCTCTATGCTCAGACGGAGTCAGTGCTCTGGCATCAGTCTTAACCTGCTGGACAAACTGGCTACCCTCATCACCCATCTCCATCATCTTACTGACAAGGGAGTCGTAGACAATGACCAGATCAGCATCGATCTTGCCGGCAGTAATAGCATCAACGTACTCAGTTGCTGCCCCTGATTGCTCCAGTGCAGACGCTATGCGCCCCAGCTTCTCAGCCTTGGCAGCACCCATGATCGAATCCAGCTTATCGCTCTGCTCCTTCTCCCACGCAGTAGCCTTCTCACCACTGGCTATTTGGGTAGCAAGGGCTTTGTTGGCATAGTCCTCAAACTGCTTCTGACCCCACTTATGCTCAAGAGCAAACTGAGTGATATCGGCCACAGCAGCAGGATCCAGTCCTTCAGGGATCTTATAACCAGAGGCATCTTCAGGAGGAAGGGTGTCCTCACCCTCAGTCACTACCCGCAGGTCATCCCACAATGAAAGGATCCGCTCCCGGGTCTGCTGTTTAGATTCATCAGAAGAATCAGGTGATGGGATCTTAATGTGAGTCTCGCTCATATTCCCCTGTAGCTGGGCAAAATTATCCAGTGCAGCCCTTGCCTCTTCAGGTGAGCGGATAGTCCCATCCTTCAATGGCCTCAGCCCGGGGGCATCCCTCAATACTTCAGGTAGTCCACTCACCCAATCACTGGGTAATGATTCATCAACCTTGGTAGTCACCTCCGGGGTGGCCGTAGTTGTGTCGTCACTCATCGTTCAAGATCCTCTGCTAGTTGATAACTCTCAAGTAATCGGTACGCCTCAAGCAGTGCAGCGTTATACGCCATCTCTGCTATGTCGGTGCTAAATACGCTGGCTGAACCCCATGCAATCTTCAGGTCAGCCATCAACTCCTGCCCATCCTTACTGTTCAATGCCCTATGGAACTTGGCTACCTGTGCGCCTCTTTCCATTATTCAGTCACCTCTTGGGCCTGCATTGCATTGCCCTCCTGCTCGGCAACCTCAGCAGCCTGCATTCTCTCCATCATCTCCTGCCTCTGTGCCTGCATTTTCTTGATCTCGGAGTCATCACGCATGATTGCACCCGGAGTGTTCAGCTTCTCGCTAATCTCCCTGATACTGGCAACCACATCAATCGCGTCCAGCACATCAGGCCAAGCCTGTGCAGTGTTAGCTGCCACCCCAAGTACACGCTCAATGGCAGCAACGCCATCAGAGCTCTGCGCCCGGGCAAGGGATCCAAGATAAACAATATCGAGGTTCTGATCAGGGTCATTGGTAATGGCCTCTGGTATCGGAGGCAACTGCTCGGCCCTGACCAGCATATTGAAACACCGCTCAATCAGGGGATTGAGGATATCAGTACGGATCTGACCAAGAGTTGCAGCCATATACCGCTGCATCCTCTCGTATCTGATCTGTGCCTCAGTAGCTGTCATGGGCTGGGCCTGAGACTGGGGGAAGTCCAGCGTGTCAGTCATGTAGTAAGTACGGATGTTGTCCTGCAGTCTGGCAATCTCAGTATCCATATCAATGTTACCCGGACCTGAAGGCATAGGAGCGATACCCGCAATGCTCCTGACCACGCTCACCGTGCCGGCATTGAGGTTGAGCTGACTGATATTGGCGCTCTCCTGCACCAACAAGGGCCAGTCATTAGACTTGGCAGCCTTTCGCTGGTTAGACCTGATCGCCTCATTCAGGGAAAGCACATCAGCAAGGGCATACATCGAGGGTGAGTTGCCCCACTGACTGGAGTTGGTTGTCTCCCAGCGCCCTACAAAGGCTGACATCTCATAGTAACCACCTTCCTTACCAATGACGCAGGAGTCACTCAATCGGATGTAGGAGTAGGCAAAGGGTCTCGCACTGGGCGCTAACTTCTGGCCCCAGCCCAAGACTCTGTTGTTCCGGGGGTAGACGCAGAACAGTATCTCAATCTTGTCGGTGTTGCCGTCCTCGTCCAGCTTCCTGATATCTTCAGGGGTATCCTCGCCAAACTGACGGACAATCTTGGCAGGCTCCCACTCCAGCTTGCGATAGAACCTGACAGCACCGCCGTTCAGATCCTCCTCAAAGTACGCCTCCTTCAGGGGGACAGAGATGAAGTTAAGGCCAGTCCATTCTTTGCCCGGCCTCTCCTCCAGTGTGAGTACGGCAGTGCCGTAGCCCACCAGATCCTGATACACCTTATTGATCTCAAGATCGAAATTGGAGTCCTGTAGCTCGTAGTAGATCCTGTTACTGACAGCCTGCAGCCAGCTAATAGCCTGCGTATTCTTATTGAGCGCCTCACTACGGAAGCGAATATCAAACCATTTAAGGGTAGGGGAAGTCACATCACCGTGCAGCCGGGACGCTAGGTTCTTGGCACCTTGGGTAGCAGTAGAGTCATAGACCTTACGCGCCTCATTCCAGTCAACCGAGGACTCAGACTTCTGATCTTGAAAGAACCGGCCCCGGTAGGGCATGACAAACTGGGTAATCGCGTCCCAATTCCGCTGGACGGTCTGTCGATCAGAGTGTTCCTGCCTGTACCGCTTAACCAGATCCCTACTTATCTCTGTGGATTCACCCATTATCTACTCCAGCTTGATCAATTGTTGAGCAATGATGCCTATTTTCTGATCAAAAGGCTACCGATTCACCGCTATTCTCCCTGACAGGCCAGTTAAACCCAGTATTGCTGTTCGTTCAGCAGCCATGAGCACCGCATCAGCCCTATCTGTTGATCGACCAAGACGCTTAATAATGTCTTTCTTGGACTCAACCATGATCCCGTTGGCCCGGAGCTGGTAGGTAGGGGCGCATAGTTCTGCCTTCAGCCGCTGATCTTTGGGTAATGCAACGCCAAACCCGTTGTCCGGGTTGAGGATATCCCTGAACGCCCACCATAACTGAGCTCTCTTATTGCCAAACGAGTGAATACCAGACCAGTCAGTGTCATTCTTGGCAGCCTCAGCCACGTTGATAGGCACAACCCGGTTATGGATATACATTCCAAGGATGTCCACTACACTCGCACCGATACCGATAACGTCAGTGTGTACAGGGCATTGAGACATTCCTAGTAACTCAATCACATTCTTGGCTACAGTCTGACCATCAGGGACTTCATGCCCCTCCCACTCCTGCAGCTCATGGAAGTACCAGTCCTCCCGGCATGATAGTACCGTTGAGTCTCGGCCACCTCTTGATGGATCCAGCCCTGCGCTCACTATCCTCGTGGGATCGAATAGCCTTGGCTCCCATCGATTCATCGCCTCATCTACCCATTGACTGGGAATGACCTGCCACTCACTGTCCTCTTGGCCTGCAGTGAAGTCTCCGTATAGCATCTGGCTACGCAGAGGCTCAGGCATAGCTTGGAGCTGGGCCATGTAGTCAGAGTCCATCAGGTATTTATTATCAGTGACCTTGGCCGGGATGAAACTTCTGGACTTGGGAGTAATCAGCTCCTCGCCGTGCATGAATGGCTCACCATCAGGGCGCTCAATATCCTTTCCCCCAATCGTTGTATACCAGCGCAGATCCCCGGGCATAGCAGGGTTAGGGTGATTGGGATCTAGCCAAGGGGCAAACATCCTAATCAGCCACTGACCATCTGCATTGGTTGGAGGGTTGGAGCACAGAAGGACTCTAGTTCTTTGGCCCGGGGTTGTAGTCCTTACCCAGCCCATCAGGAACCTGACTTGTTGCTCCAGCATATTGGCAGCTTCATCAATAATAAGGCAGTCCCTTTCGCGCCCTTGATAACGCATCTCATCCCCAAGGTTAGGGGTTGAGCCGAACACTATCTTACGCTTGATACCATCCCACTCAGGGATCTTCCACTCCCGGACAGATCCACTATAGCCATCACGCATAGGGTCAATGGTACGCGCTAACTCATCGAGTACACCGCCTAGCTGGGTTGCCTCTCGGCGTATGAATAGGGTCTCACGGTGTCTGGTGATTGATAACCCTACAGCGAGGGATGTCTTGCCACCGCCTGCAGCCCCTCCATAGAGGAGTACATCAGCAGGATGGAAGTAGGCTTCTGATTGAGGTCCGGGCTGTGCCTTCCAAGGGAATGAATCAATGTAGCTCTGGGCTTGTTCCTTTGTCAGTGTCATTACTGGTGAACAATCCTCGTAACGTCTCTTCAGTGATTTGGGTAGTATCTATGGTGACCGTTTGATCAACAGACATATCAACCTGCTTTGGTGCGTATGCAGCCATTCTCTGTACTGTTCCAACAAAGTCCTCCTTCAGTGCAGCTTCCATTAGCTTATCTGCATCACCCCTAAGCTCTAGCTTCTCCAGTGCTCGGTCAAACATAGACCGTATTCTTGGAGCGAAGTCCTTTCCCCCGGCTCTCTTTCCACTGTTACTGTTTCCAGCCATTAATATATTCCAATAAGCATTTGAATTGATTAATTATTGATCACATTACTACTTTCGGGGCTTTGTATCTAGTCTCCCTTGGCATGATCTGGGCCGGCATATCGAGGTTAGGAGGGTATCCGAAGTCAACCTCGCCCTCACTATCAGGGTATTTCTCACCAAATAGAACGTCTTCAGAGGTGTTAACCACCATGCCATAGATTGCCGGGTTGAAGTCATGGAGGTGTGCAGTCCTGATCAATCCTTCCCAACTGGGGATGACAATGTGACACCTTGAGCCTTCGATCACCTCAACCTCAGCCAGTACGGTCTTTCCTCGCTTGGCAAACACCCGGTCATCACCCATATCAGACCATTGGGAGTTGTCTTCAGGGATAAAGACCTCGGCCATAGACTTACCCACACCTTGTTGCTTCAGGATCCCCTGAATGATGTGAGCAGCTATCCGTCTGGTTCTTAGTGAGTTACTTATAATCCTTTGATCCCCCTGATCTCGCTCTCGTAGTGCTTGAGATCCTCAATGATACCCAATATCTCTACCCGGGAGTACTTTCGTACCTCTGTTTTTGTCTGCAGCAGGTTATCCACAAAGGCCCGACCATAGGTATCGATCATAAACAGGGTGTATTCCTTGTAAGCCCCGCCCTTAAAGCCGTTACAGCCTTTACATTGGGGGTGGATATTCTCCTCCAAGAGCTTGTGAACAGTGTGTGTCCTGCTAATGAAGTGTCCTCCATCACATTCCTGCCAGTGACAGACCTTGCCACAGGTGACGCAGGTACAATACCCATCCTCGGAGGCTTTCATCCTGACAATCCGCTGCAGGATGACCGCAGCATCGTTAGTCAGCCGGGCTATAGTCTTCCCTGTCTTCTTCTTCACGCTTGGCTTCTTCTGCGATCGTTGTCAGTGCGCCGGCGATCAGCACGAGGCTTGCTGCGATCTGCTCGATGGCTGCGATGAGTTGATCTTCTCTCATTCTTTTTCTCCAGTTGTCTACGGATTTCTGACAGCTCTACTGCCATTGCACGAACTGAAGTATTCAGCTCGATCATAATATCTTTTTCGTCTTTCATGGTTTAGCCCTCGTATAGGGTATTTGATTCTCGTCTAGGTAAACGTGCATTTGCTCAATAAACGCTGCCATCTCATCCCGGGTGTAGTCAGAGAACGACTTGAGCCTTGCACCTCGATCCCCGGTTATCAGGGAGGTACACACTGTAATCACCCCAAAGGCCACCTTAGCATCACGCTTGGAGTCCTCCGGGCTTGCTTGCTTGTAGGCAGCCACCGCGTTACACAACGAGTGAGCATACCGTATCTGCTTCAGTGTCTTGGGATGATGCACCTCAGACACCTTGCACTGGAACGGCAGCCCCCGGGACTTGATCGCTGCAATCAGGTAATCCCGCTGATCCTCATTCCTGATAACACTATGGATCCCCTGCACTCTACACCTCCTTGCTCATATCCACGCACCGTGCCGGTACTGGGTGAATACATCCTCTGTGGGCCTGATAGGGCGCTCGTAGTAAGCATTCGTGGATCCACGCTGGCGACCACCCTTCCCATACCTCTTCTGCAGGACAGTCTCCATATCGTGGCCCTTGCGTAACCGTATAATCAGGGTCTCTTCACTCACCCCGAGCTCCTTTGCCCAGTACCTGAGTGTATGTTCCCGGCCATCAGGGTGAGTCAGTGTCATATCTCGCATTACTTTCATCCCCAAACCTCCTTCAGCTTGTATTCGTCAGGGATGGCATCAGGCATATCAAATTTGTGCGCCTCATGGTTGACGATGTGCATATACCTATCGGCTAACTCATCATCGACACGACTGCTGGCGAAAACACCGTCAAAATTCCGTGACCCGGCACACAAGGCGTTGTTAAACCACATCCACGCCTTCGCTATTTCAGGGGGGCAGTTCGTAGTGGGTGGTGGGGGCAGCTCATTGCGTCCATGCTGCTGGCTCATATTGTCCACAATGCTCAGTATGTCGGCAGGCTTGGGTGCAAACTTACCAACCTTGGTGTGTTCAATCAGCGCCTTCTTGAGTCGATCAACACCCTTGTCTTTGCAAGCCGTCCACCAAAATGATGCCTGCATTCTGTCCACCTCTTTGTTGTAAAAGTGCATGGTCTGCGTCAGGGCATAAAGAAAATCTTCTTTCTCAACCTTAGATTCCATTAGATATTCTCCGTTAGGTCTTCAACTTCATCGAAGTTTATGGGGTTGGGTTTTTTGAATTCAGGCCGGGGGATAATTTCATCCTCCCACCGCTGTTGGTTTAGGTAGGGGGCAGGGCCGGGGATATATTGCTTATCCTTTCCTGTGTCCCACGCACCCAACTCAACACGATCAACAATGTCTTTCATAATTCGGTTAATCAGTGCTGGCTGTGGATTCAATTTGTCCCACGCTTTTTTAGCTGATGATCTGCCAACTTTTTTAGGGTAAGCACAATAGAATTCATCGAAGGGGACTATAGGGGTTACTTGGGTGTTTAATTGGGTGTTTAAAGATGGGTGTTTTATAGGAACTAGCTTCCCTACCCCATAGGAACTAGCTTCCCTACCAATAGGAAGTAGGTTCCTATCAATAGGAAGTAGGTTCCTATCAATAGGAAGTAGGTTCCTATCTGATTCTGCTAGGATTACAGTGTATTTGTTGGAGGTTTTCACCCCCTTTTCAGTCCGAGCCTCCCAGTCAATAAGCCCAGCTTCCTTCAGCCTGTTTTGAGCGTCATTGATTGCTCTGGAGGTACAGCCACAATCTCTAGCTAGAGTCGTTTTTGATGCCCATGATTTGCCATGTTTGTCTGCACGATCCGCGAGGATGATTAGAAGCAGCTTACTAAGAGTGTTTTCTACTGGCTGTTTGACCGCCCAGAAAAGGTAGTCAGCAGGTTTTACTTTGGTCTTCGTCATTGGTAGGATTACTTCCATTGTTTGTTGTCGCAGATAAACAATACTTGCCAGCTCCCCGCTCGTCAAGTTAAAAGCCCCGGCCCTCACAGGTTGGGGCTTTTTTTATAGCGGGTTAAAAGTATTAGCCGGGATCAGGTAAACAGGATCCCTTGTCTCCCCCGCCCTATTCCTTCGCTTCATACCCCAGCTCTTGTAATCAGGGTGAAGCTGAGTCCAATAGAACTTCCCTTTGATCTCGATAAACAACAGGGGTATAGCCATGAACCGGGAAGCAGCATCCAGAACCCCATTCACCTTGGTCTTATCAATCGCCAGACCCTTCTCCCTGATCATAGGAATCCTGTAGTCCTTCACTCCCTTAACCTCACCACAGGCCCAGTAGGTATCACCCTTCCAGATGTCCATGTCATAGGGATCCAGCGTAGCTGTCAGCTCTACATCAAACCCAGTGGCTCTCAGGCACGTTGCACAGCGCCTCTCCCTATCCCTGTCTGCCTCAGTCTCATAAATCATTGAATGCCTCTATCCTTTTCCCTATCCAGCCCATGACTGGCACTGCCATTGAATTACCCAAAGCCTTATATCTCGGCCCATCCGGGCAGTTATCCACAGGCTTCTTTCGGTACGGTATTTTAGTGTAGGTATCAGGGAATCCCTGTAGCCGCTCACACTCCATTGGGGTCAGCCGCCTTACTTGATCAGTAGATACAAACGTCTGCTGTTTCATCCCCGGCTGGGCAGACAGCGCCCCTACCTTATCAGTAAGCCTAACCTCATCCCGTTGATTCTGGGTGAATGCACCCATCACCCCTGATGCCCTCAAGGTAGGCGATGGATCCCCGGCACACTGGATATCCCCCGCGTTGCCATTGCTTTGAAACCCAAGGACTCGCACGACATGACCAGAGTCAGTTGTCTGCGTCCCCGCTACAGACTGGGGACTCTTGGTTGTAATAGGCCCAACAGTTAAATGCTCACTACCACCCCCAAGATCACCGCCCTTAGCTCTCAAGGTTCCTGCCCCCTCGCGATAACCTCCAATGCTTCCCGGAGTAAAGACGGTATTATCTTCTCCCGACTTTCTGCTCGGCGCAGGATGCCCTTGCAAGCTGTGGCGCTCAAACAGTACCGCTGCAGGTGGTCGCCAGTCTCCAAGGTATCCAACAACGAACACACGTCTGCGTCTCTGGGCCACTCCGAAGTTTTGAGCGTCAAGAACCCGGTAGGCGAACCCATACCCGAGTTCCCCCAAACCTCCGAGGAAGGATCCAAAGTCCCGTCCTCCATTCGATGACAGTACGCCGGGGACGTTCTCCCAAACCACCCACTGGGCGCGTTTTCTGTCAGCAAGTTTAAGGAACTCGAGGGCCAAGTTTCCACGGTCATCATCCATTCCCTTTCTGAGTCCTGCGACTGAGAAGGACTGACAGGGGGTTCCTCCGACAAGAAGGTCAATTGATCCATAATCACTTTCTCCTATGGTTGTGAAGTCTCCATGTAAAGGTGTGTCAGGGTAATGATGAGCGAGCACAGCCCGGGGGAATGCCTCAATCTCAGAAAAGAATGCAGCCTCCCAGCCCAATGGCTCCCAAGCCGCGGTAGCAGCCTCGATCCCTGAACATACAGATCCGTATCTCACTTGTTGAAACCCTCATCAAGCAGCTTGGCGTAGTGCTTCTTAGGGATAGGACGGCCCATAGGCCATTGGTGTACAGCCTGCCGGGTGATCCCCAGTACAACCGCCAGCCCAGATGGAGACCCAGCCCACTTAACGGCCTCGCCTTTATAGATTGCAAATTTAGTTCGTCTCATTACTTTCTCCAGTAAAGGGGCCGAAGCCCCGGTTGGGTTAGCTGGCGGTAGGCCAGTTCTTGTCGATGAGGGCTGCAAGGCGTGGGTCATCGGATGCCTGTCGTCTGAGCTTGGCTTCCAGTTTCTCAACCAGCTTCATATCCTCATCGCACCACCAGATGGCATTGATGCCTTGGAATATGAGGATGACTTCTTTCTCTGTCAGTTTGGTCTGCTTCATGTTTTGTCTCCAACCAATTCCATATCAACGTAGTAATTCCACTGGTTACCGTCATTCCATGTCGCACCTACCTTTTCACCAGTATCCTCCCGTACTGCAATGGCCTCCTCCTGCCGCAACTTGAGAGCCATCATTCGCCCAAGCACCATACTGGGAGACAACCCTACTTTGTAGCCGCTGCTGTATTCGACCCAAACAATAAAGCCCTTACCTGTTTTGTTTTCCATTTTCTATCTCCAGTGTTCCACGCGGAACATCCCCGCTCAGGAGCCTGTCTC